AGCTCATGACGGTTCTGAGTGGAACATACTAGGGTACGGCAGTAATGATGACATCGAAATTGAAAATCGCTGGTACCCGAGATTAACCGGGCACGCCAGCCTTTGGGATATACGAAGGTCAATTCATCAATGGATAGAGCCTATTCAGCAGATTGTGCCCCCTCCTCCTCCCGGCGTGGACTACTCCTCTCAACTTGTGCGGGTGGCTGACAAAGGTGGAGTTGGCCATGCGGATGAGAATACGGGTAGTGTTAAGAGTATGGGAGTACCGTCAAGCTGGTAAGCTGAATGATTGAACTATGGGTGCCTCTCATAGGGGCACCCATGTTTATCTACAAAATAACCAACAAAATCAACGGTAAAGTCTACATTGGAAAAACGGTTCGTACAGTTGAGCAACGGTGGGCACAGCACTTAGCTGATGCACACAGGAGAAGCTCTCCCCTCCTTCATAACGCCATTCGTAAGTACGGTTCTGACGCCTTCAATATCTCCATACTCCACGAGGTGTCTACTCTCCCCGAATTGTGGCGGCTACGAAAACAACAAACTTCGAATAAAGGAGCGGCACAATGCTAGACCTCACGGGCGCAAATTTGATGTCGTATCTTTTGAGAGTCATTACTGACGCGGTGAATCGTAACCCGAGGTTCAAGAGCACACTGGGAAAGGTTACTTTCTCTGACAGTAGTATGGTTATGTGGGGCGATGTCCGAATATCAATTAAGGACATCTCCACCCAAGGCAACCGGCTCTCCCCTGACTATTTTATGTGCAAGCAGTATGGCCGTGCCCTCGCAGCCAAGGTGGAACAGTGTGACGGCTCGTTTATCGAATGGATTCAAGAGACAGACAAAACCCGGCTTACTCCTGAAGCAGGTGTCTACTATATTAATGTAGACTCAGTTGACCCCAAGACCAACAATGTGGGAGTTACTATCCACCAGTACCGCTGGAAAGAGGGCGGATTTAAGAACGCCCAAGGGTCGGTGGCCTATTTGAGCCCCTCGGTGGACGGCACCACACTTACTGCTTCAGATGCTGCCACTGGGCTCCCCGTTCAAATTGAGGGATTTCTGAGTTATGTATTCTTGCTTCAGCCCGTGACAACAACCCTCACTCCAATGGTTGACTATTGGTACCAGAGAACTGTGAGCACAGTGGTCTACCCCGCTCTGGCTACTGGCACAGAAACAATGATAGCCATACCGGGTGGGTCTTCGGTAATCTCTTTCTCTCTCACCGACCAGACGGGCTACAAGCTGCGTCTCGGTATCGACTACAACATCTGCGGTTTCAACCGCGTGCAGCTTAGTGAGTACACCCCTTCCGGTTCGACTATTACCGCCAACGTGGTGATGAAGGCCGACCCCGCCTCCGTTGTTGGAACGAACCCGGAGAATATCATTCCGTTTGGCATCCTCCCCACCGAAACTATTGGACAGGTGTTCATTCACACCAGCTCAGGTGACTACCTGAACGTGGATGCGAATTTGGATGGGACTTATACCCTCCCAACATTGCTGAAGCCGGGTGAGTGGGTACGTTGGGAGGTTCGTATCGACGCGGGGCAGACCCAAGCAGTGGCCAAGAAGTACAACCTCAATAGCAACATCATCCCCGGCCTCAACCTCGCCATGGGTGACTCAGTCCTCGTGGGTGACCAGATAGCCATTATTGTCTCCCCGACTGTTACCGAGACCTATGAGGTATTCGGTTCGAAAGAAAGCTTGAACTTCACCATCGAGGTTAGAGCTAACGACCTACAGACCTCCTCAGATATTAGCGAACTCCTGAAACAGCAGCTCCTTGTTATGCGTCGGGAGAATATGGAGGCAGACGGGGTGACCATCTATGATATGCCCCGCTCCTACCGTGGGGAACAGCGTGACCCATCAGGCACCGCACCCAGCTACACCTACACCATCACAGTCACTGCGGCGGCGGATTGGAAGGTCTACCGCCCGTTAGTTACTAGACTTACCCACCTTGAGGTCACTGAGACCGCGTATGTTAATGACTTTCAAGGCAAGATACAGTTAGCCCCCCAGATGAGGGCTTTTGGGACAACTTCTTTCATAAGTAGTTATTCTTAAAATAGCGAAACAACTAGGCATACCCATCAGCACTGCGTTTTTCTGGGGTAAAGGACAGATAGATGAGAGACAACGAGTAGGAAATCAACTTCCTACTGCTCATTTAGACGATTGAAAGGTGATTATGGCCAAGGAACTATATCGTTGTGAACCGTGCAACTTTGAGTATGAGTATCTTTATTTCAGTGCTGCACCTCGAAATATGCAAAAACCTATCCCGCCTTGCCCCATTTGTAAGTTGGCGTTAGTCCAGAAGGAGCCACCAGCGACTGTGGAGGATTACTTCTACACATGCCATGTAGAAGATGGCGGCTGTGGGGCTGCATTAAGTTTTGAACTACCCATCGGGACTCGTCCGAAGACAATGGTATGTCCAGTTTGTAGGTCAGTAGCAAAACCAAATCCAGCGGGTTTCTCCATTGTTCATGGCAATTCTACGACCAAGGGAGTCAGTGTTGACGTGCTCATTGGACGAGATTCCGATCAGCGTTGGAACAAGATTCATGACCGTAAGGCAATTCGCGACAAGTTCCGGCAGGAAACGGGTAGCCAAGCTTTAAACCTCACCGTGGACGGTAAGGGGAATGTATACGGAAAACCAATTCAGGGAAAACTAGAGTCAGTGGTAGTCCCTGAGCACACGGTAAACAAAGATAATCGTCAATGAACATTGTTAATTACCGTACAAAAAAACGAACTTTCAACCTCACTACTGAAGGTCATTCAGCGGCTGTTGGTCGCTAGGAGAAATCAATATGGCACTTTTTGGCTCGTACGCCCAGCCCGGTGTTTACACGTCGGTGGTTATAGACGACGGGGGACAGCCCCTGTTCGGTGACGCCCGCATTCCCGTTATTATTGGTGAGGCACCGCTTTACTTTGCTGGCCCAGCCCAGACCAATGTGGAACTCCACCGTGGTTCCTCTTCAGTTGCCGACGACCAAGTGGTCAACGAGAACATTTCTGACCAAGCAGGTATTGGAACTCAATACTTCATCGGGACGACTCAGTACACTAACACCACTGGCCGTTTCTTCAACACGACCTACTTTCCAGTGGTCGCGGGAGACGGAACAGGAACAGTGACCAATGATGTAACCAAGATTCAGGTTACAGCAGATGGCGTCCCCGTGACGGTCATCTCCCTCAATGGCACCACTGGCCAGTTCGCCACTCAAGACATTGTACTTGCAGGTGCCAACCTTGAAATTTCCTACTACTTCAAGCGCACGGACACCTTGATTTCAACTGAGAATCTGACGCCTCAGATTCCTGTCTATGCCAGCCTGACGGTTGCCTCTGCAACGGTAGGCTCCAGTGTCACCCTCACCACCAAGCTCCCCGGTGCAGTTGGCAACCTTGTGAACCTCACTTTCGTGGCAGGTACCCCGGTTGTAGACGCCCTTGCTGTGAGTGGCTACGGCACCAACAACATCACGATTAACATCTCCAAGGTTGGTGGCACCCGCACTGTGGTTGACCTACAGAATCTGGTCAATGGCAGCGGAATCCTCACCGCCTCGGCTGGCTATCTTGTAGCAGCGAACGCGGTGGGAACTGGACTACTGGTCGCCTCCTCTGGAACACCAGTGGCAGCCTCCTTCCTTACGGGCGGAGCAGGTCCGAACAGCAACACAGTCTTCAAGGTAAAGAATGTTCCCATCGTAGACGGAACCAATGGCGGCGTGGTTACCACCACGACCTCAGATGTTACCGCGTACCTGAACAGCATACCCGTTGCGGTGTCGGCAGTAGACGGGCTTAACGGTCTGGTCACTCTGGCTACTCCGGTACCTGCGGGTTCGCAACTTACCGTCACCTACTACACGAACAACTACCAGAACACCTACGACTTGCTCCCGGCTTCAAACGTCGCCAGCATCACGATGGTGGGTCTCGGTCCTGACCGCAGCGATTACATCTTGGATACTGACTACGTCCTCGGTACTGATGCTACGGGTAACGGGATCATCAACTGGGGTTGCTCCAGCTCAGTTTCTTCCGGGGTCGCTACCTCGGGTTATACCGCCTTCGGCCCGACCCAAATTACCACCACACTGGTTGACGAAAAGCTATACCTCCAGTTTGTAGGTACTGGGGACGGAACCAAGACCGCCTTTACCTTGTCGGATTCCCCGACGGATGGCTCTGGCTTGGATAAGGCCACTGATGACCCAAGCAAGATTCAGGTTTACGTTGGAGTTGACCCCAACGAAGCCATGATTTCTGGTGTAGTGTCAGTTGCTCAGCTCGACGGAGCCACAGGCGTAGCCACCCTATACAACCCCCCTCAAGCTGGTCAGAATGTGTATGTCACCTACAACCGTAACACCCTCAACGACCATGCCTACACGGTATCGGTTGTCACCCCGGGGGCAACTGGTCAGGGAACTTATACCATTACCGATGAGTTGGGCAATGTACTCCCGGTGGTTTCCGTCACCTCCGGTCCGAATGAGCCCGTAGGGAACTTCACCAACACCGGAATCGTGTGGCCGAATGCTATCTCCGACCTCTACGCTGCTCCCGGTGCTGTTCCTGAGATTGTTACTTTGACCTTCATTGCTGGCCCAACAGGAGGACCAACCGACCTCAGTCAGGTTCCAATCCCTGCGACCGTCACGACTCAAGGTATCCGGTTCACAGCCTCCACTCCCGGTTCGGCGGGCGATCAAGTCAGCATTGTCTTCACTTCGTCCACCCAAGGAACTCCTGACGGCTCTGCTGTTACGGTAGCTGGGGATGTGGTTACCATTGACATTAACAACGGTACGTCAACCCGCACGATTGCCCACGTAATCTCCCTGTTCCCATCTGTTGCTACTACGGATGGTGGTGTTATTCTGGCGGCTTCAGATGGGGTAACAGCGACTTCTGGTCAAGTCGTCATCGCTTCCGCAGTTCCTCTGGCGGGTGGTGTAGACCTCACGGCCAACACCTACGCGAACTGCTTCATGGTTACCTCATCGTTGGCAACTGGTGGTTCTGAAGGTATCGGTTATTTGGGTCAGACTTACATCGACGCCCAGACGAACCTGAAGTTCACGATTGTTGACCCGTACCAAGCATTGAACTACGGTTACACCATTCGACCAAACGGCTACTACTTCGCACCGGGCGACAAGCTCTACTTCACGGTTGCACAGACGCCCCGTTACACGGGCTCGACTTACTTCCCGTACGGTGCAGCAGTACCGAATAACCTCATTGCGATTCCGGGTCTGTACACTAAGGTGGTCACGACTTTCGGTTCGAACGCGGGTGATACGGCTATTATCGACACCTTCAACAAGTCCGGTGATGAGCCTAACGTTGGTGAGTTTTACTATGTCTCCTTCACGGTTGCTAAGACCGCAGCGGACATGGCAATCAAGATTTACACCAACGTAGCCGATGCCTACGCGGCCTACGGCCAGCCCTCCACGGTCAACCGTTTGTCGCTGGGTATCCAGTTGATGAACCAGAATGGTGCTCAAGTTTTCGGAGCCATTCAGGTACCTCAGCAGACTGGGATGAACACCGCTTCGGACGCAGCT